AACATGTGTTTTAGTATATTACCCCGTTCCGGTGTAAAGTATTTTTTAGTTTAGAAAGTTGAACTTTCATAATAAGTGACACCATCTTCTTGATAGAGTGTCACGTAGCATATATTAAACAAGGGGTTTATATGCTACCCCACCCCCCGACCCCCCTCCCGGCTTTGCCGGGAGGGGGAGAATTACCAAAGTTCCTTTGGTGTTTTTTTATTTTAGTCGGGGGGATCCCCGCTCAAATCGCTTGCAGGCTGTGCTGTCCACTCGCTGCGAGCCTTTGCTTTGTTGCACACGCTATGGCTCAGTTAGCTCGTGACGCACTGGCCTGCTTCCGCTCCTTCGCGGGGATCCCCCCGAACCCCCCTGCGCTTCGCGCAGTTAAGACTCCTCGCTTCGCTCGATGTAAGTCTTGTATTGTCGGCCGCTTGCGGCGGCCTGTGTAAGTAGGGGTAGGGAAGACCCTACCCCATAAGAAAGAAGCCCCTTGCGGGGCTTCTAAGACGGCCTACGGCCTATTTTTTCGAGCCTTCAGGCTCGACCGCCCCTTTCCCGGGCGGCTCGGGAGGGGCCGAAGGCCCCGTAGCATCGCGAGCAAGCTCACGACGCCTTTCGTTTATTTCTCGAACCTTTTGTTCGATAATTTTCTGCCGTTCATTGTAGTACCTAGCCAGATCCGAGACCTCGGCAAGGTCGGCAGGTATGTGACGAGGCATAGGCGGGATTTCGATATCTTTCCAATCGACCTCCGCCGCTATTTCGTCAAAGTACCGTTGATCCCGTACTGCGGCCGTACGAATTCCCGCGGCCTTAAGATCGGCTACCCGCCTCTCCATTGGTACGTACCCAGTGAGCTCCCGACGGGTCGGGAGCTTGGATTTTACATTGCCCTTATGGGCTTTGTAATTCCCTAACGTGATGTTTTTCATGCTTTGCCTCCTATGGCAGATGGTACGGCCAAATATGGGATCGGCCTTACGCTATTGAGTCTAATGCCGAATGAACCAATTATCCCAGGTACGTTTGAAACCGCATAAATCCGTTTCAATTCTGCAAGATCGTTTTCAATGCTGAGGAAATCAGCGTTGAGCTCAGGCAGCGCAGAGAACTTCCGAGCTAGATGCCAGTAGTCGAATGTTTCCCGCATCTCCGAAGATACGCGGTTCGGGATATACCGCATCTCATTGTAAATACCGGTGTAGCCAAATGGCGTCCGCCCAATTGAGCCAGTAGGGTCAGCAGATGTCGGCTGATTGTAAATCTCCGAGTTCAGGATTTCCTGTTCCGAAAGATGCACAAATTCCGGTGTCGGAAAGTCGAGAGTATTACGGCGTAGCCAGGAACGCTCGATTCCTTGTTGGTAAGCTGGCACTGGATCAGCACATGCTATGATCATAATCAGACCATGCTCGTCTACGCGGTAAGACCCTATATTCGAGCCCTGGACAGATATACCATGGCCCGCCATGTTTCCTTGAACCGTAGGTTGCGCGTCAGACGATGAAGTCTGAAGTACTTCCGAGAACAAGAAAGGAGAAGTATAGCCACCGATGTACTCGGGGCGCTGTAGCCTGGCGTCAAGAGGCCGCGTGCCGTATCTTGCCTGAAGCTGTTCAGTATAGCGAGCACCGCCGCGGGCGTTGCGTTCCATCCACACTTGAGTTTGCCAAGCAAGTCGTAAGTCGGCTATGTCGACCGAACTCAGGTTCGCTCCAGAAATAGTATTCCTAGCAGTCAGCGTATCGTTAAGATTGGCGATTTGGTCTGTCGCAGCAGAAGCAAGCGTACCAGTATCACTTACAAAGCCCATCGTGTCAGCCGAATTGGGGCCCTGGATAACCGAAGGACTCCAGATTGTGCCAGGCGTATGGCCCGAGTAATTTCCAAAGGGAATAGCGAACTCAGCGTTCGTTGATCCAAATATAGGTAGAGCCACCGGCAGTCCACGTTGTTGGAACGGTAAAGCAGCCTCGAAGTACCCGCGCGTCCAATTACGATAGAGAGGCATATAGACCTCGCCCGTAACCCCCACTGCTTCCGGGAGCTCGTCCTGAATACCAGGCACCCGAAAGAATTCATTCCATATTTTCACGTAGGCACGCCGCGGGTAGTCAATAGGCAAACAGCTATCAGCGATGTCTGACGCCACGTCCACGGGATTGTATCCCAAGTAATCCCAAAGGGACCCGGTTGCGGTTACGTTCGCGATTGAAGCTGTAAAGTCCGCTGGCTTGAACAGTGGAAGGGACACCACACTTTCCCCATCCTCACCGCGCGTTATGAACTCCTCCCATTGGTCGTCAAGCAGGCGGTAGGGAACAAAGAAGCTGTAGTACCGAAGTTTTACCTGGTGGAGAATAGGCGCCAGCATAGGTTGCATCCGCAGCACAGCTGCCGCCCCGATACGGTGTATGTCACCAGGAATGCATTCAATGCATGATATAGGGATCAGCTGTCCCATGTCGAATGTTGTTTTGTGTTCGTGCGATAAATCAAACGCACTGCGACTGATTGGCGCTTTATCCAGCGCCTGAAATAGGTTTCCTGATTTTTTCATAGCTCCTCACCCGAGCTTAAAAGTTCACCTTTGTTATAATATCCTACTACGTAACCGGCAAAGTCACCCGGACGTGCTTTTCGTTCCTCCAGCACTTTTTGGTATTCCCGCTGCGCGGCAGTTCGGCTGGGCGAACAAAATACCGGGCTCACACGTTGCGCGACCCGGTCTTCAATTTCCCAAAGCAACCAAGCCTCAGTACGTTCTACCGGTTCCAGTTTAATCGTAATCTCTTCCATTTTTTTCTCCTAAAGTTTATATTCTCTCATCCGCTCTTTAGACCGAAGGTCTGCGTCGATCAGCTCGCCGCGTTTTTGAAGCTGGATGATTAAGTTTTCGCGCTCTTCGGCGCTAAGTTGTGACCAGTTCCTGCCACCGTATTCCGGAGCCATTTCCAATATAATCTCCGTTAGGGCCAAGTCAGCGTTGGCTGTCCGACGTACAGAGAACCCTTCGACAGCCTCAGGAAAGATCTGGTCGAGCTTGTCCACATAGGCCCGAGGTACCGGAAGTTTCCGACCTTGAAAGGTCAAACACCCAGAGGAAAGAATCTCAATCATATTTTCTTGCGCCCATTGTGTACCAATTCCCTGCGAAGAGAGTTGGAAAGGAGCCGGGCGCCCAGACAACGGGTATTCGTGCAATCCAAGCTTCTTGGATACATATCCGGCAACATAGCGGATAGAACCGATCTCAGCAGTCGCGACATCAACGCGACCCATACCCCATATTCCTTCGAGTGTCTCTGGATCAGGGGACAATCCGAACAGGATGGCGTGATAATGAGGCCGATCCCCTTCGTCTCCGTATTCTCCGCAGGCGTAGTATTTGATTTTTTTTCCATTGTAGTGTTTGCGTAACCTTTTGAAAAAGTTTTGCATATCTGCCTTAACAAGTATCCCACGTTGGTCTGATCCTCTCAAGGGAAGCTTGTCCGGTGCGTATGTGAGCGTGATGAAGCTGGCTTCATCGTGGCTCTGTATTTCGTGGAGCATGCGGATAGTCCATATAGACCGCCGACGTATTCGACAGGCAAGGCATTTTCCGCAGGGCATTGGCCATGAACGCCCGTCTTCACTACTCCATTGCCAAGGCCTTTTGCAGGCGCCCACAACAAGGTTATAGGCGGTAGCCACCGCGACCCGGTTTTACACGACGACGCATTTTTACTTTGCCACGGCGTGGCTTGAATCCTCTGTTTTTTCTCATCTGTTTAGTCTCCTTGATCTTTCAATCCTTGCGGCTTCATCTGATGGTTTTATACCACCGACGCCCGGTATAAAAGACGCATTGTCCGCAGCCTGAAGCCCAACCTTCTGGGCTCCTTCAAGTATTTTTTTCCCCGCAGGCGTAGATAAGAATTTTGTAAAATCTTCGATAAAACCCGTTTGAGCTCCCGGTCTTTTACCTGTCAACCGATAGTAATATTCATCCAAAGCAGCGATGCCTGTTTCGTGTTTTGCTTTTTTCACATTTTGCTCAAGCAGAGTCGCCTGAGCTTTCGCGGCATTAGCAGCCATTAAGCTCTGCTGTGTCTGGGCGGCTTTGGTGATCCCAGAGATCGCGCCTTCGACACCCAGAGAGTCTTGAGACATTGCTGGCTCGATTTTTATAGGGCTGCCAGCTTGAGCAGAAGAGCCCGCAGCCAGCACAGGGGATAAGCCGGCAGCTTTTAGATCTGCCACCCTTCTCCGCACTGCGTTATCCTCGCGGTCCCATGTTACTTGATTTGCCCATTTTGAGTAATCCTGTGCTTCGCGCTGGGCGTTGAGGTTTCGTTCGTTATTGAAGATCGAACTGGCGCCGCCCAACAGAGCACCAGCAGTCGCACCGACTCCGGCAGTTAGGAAATCCAACATGTGTTTTAGTATATTACCCCGTTCCGGTGTAAAGTATTTTTTAGTTTAGAAAGTTGAACTTTCATAATAAGTGACACCATCTTCTTGATAGAGTGTCACGTAGCATATATTAAACA